GGAACAAAAGCCTCAGACAAGTAAGCCGAGTACCGTTGTAGCGTCAGCTAAGCGGAGCACGGCTCCGAAGCAAGTCAGGCTAACGACTACACAAGCAGCGTTGGCAAAGAAGTTCAAACTGACTCCGGAGCAATACGCCCGCGAAGTCCTTAAATTACAAGGGAGCTGATTATGAGCGAGAACCGTCTTACTAGAGAATTGGAAAACCGTGCGCAACAGGAACGCCCTAAGCAGTGGGCCCCTGCGGAAACTTTGCCGGAACCTGATAAACAGGCCGGATTTGCGTACAGGTGGATACGTGTTTCGACACTAGGCACTGCTGATCCACGCAACTTGTCAGGCAAGTTACGCGAGGGTTGGGAACCCGTAAAAGTATCGGAACAACCTAAATTTAAACTGCTAATCGATCCTAATAGTCGCTTTGGCGAGAATATTGAGATCGGTGGGCTGTTGTTGTGCAAGACGCCGCAAGAGTTTGTAGGACAGCGTAATGAATATTATGCGAACCAAACTCAAGCGCAGACTACTGCAATTGACAACAGCTTCATGCGAGAGAACGACGCGCGGATGCCGCTCTTTGCGGAGCGTAAATCCTCAACGTCGTTTGGTAAAGGTTAATTCTTTAATTACTGGAGCTTAATATGGCTTATCCGACTGTAAATGCCCCTTACGGGCTAAAGCCGATCAATTTGATCGGCGGTCAGGTGTTCGCGGGCCAAACTCGTGAACTCCCGATTGCAAGCAACTACGGTACCGCTATCTATAACGGCGATATCGTTCGCATCTCGGGCGCTACCATCGTCAAAGAAGCAGGCACTACGACTGTCTCGGCAACGGGCATCGTGGGCGTGTTCCTTGGCTGTAGCTACACTAACCCATCCACCGGTCAAAAGCTGTTCGCTAACTCGTATCCGGGTAGTGTCGTTGCTTCGGACATTCTGGCTTACGTGGCAGATGATCCTGACCAACTGTTTAAGGTTGCTGTGACTGGCGGCGCTACCTCATCCACGATCACCCCGATCTCGGGTTCGATTCTGGGCGACAACCTCGCTATTTCGCAGCCTGCGTCGAACACCACTATTTCGGGCAATTCGAATATCGGTGCTTACGATTCTGGCTCGAACACTGACCAGTCGCTGCCACTGCGTGTCGTTGATCTCGTTCCTGAGACCACTAACGCTGCTGGTAACTACAGCGAAGTCATCGTCAAGTGGAACGCTCCGTACCCAACAGCGACTACAACCGCTGCCGGTAGCCCGCTCGTCTATACCACTACGGTAACGATTAACGGCGGCCACTCGTATCTCAACCCGACTGGTCAAGCCAGCGTATAAGGAGCTTAAATCATGGCTATTTCACGCGCACAACTACTGAAAGAGCTGCTCCCCGGCTTGAACGCATTGTTCGGTCTGGAGTACGCTCGTTATGGCGAAGAACACAAGGAAATCTACGAAACCGAGACTTCCGAGCGTTCGTTTGAAGAAGAAACCAAGCTGTCTGGCTTCTCAGCAGCTCCGGTGAAAAACGAAGGTTCTGCAATTGCGTACGATAATGCGCAGGAAGCATGGACTGCTCGATACAACCACGAAACCATCGCTCTGGGTTTCTCGCTGACCGAAGAGGCCATCGAAGATAACCTGTATGACAGCCTGTCGGCTCGTTATACCAAGGCGCTGGCTCGTGCTATGTCGTACACCAAGCAAGTTAAGGCGGCTAACGTCTTGAACAACGGCTTTTCCTCGTCCTATCCGGGCGGTGATAATCAGGCCCTGTTCTCGGCATCCCACCCACTCGTCTCCGGCGGCACTAACTCGAATATTCCTTCGACTCCTGCTGACTTGAACGAAACTTCGTTGGAAAACGCTGTGATTCAAATCGCTGCGTGGACTGACGAACGTGGTCTGCTGATTGCTGCTAAGCCTAAAAAGCTGATCGTCCCACCAGCTCTCCAGTTCGTTGCTACTCGTCTGTTGGAAACCGAACTCCGCGTCGGCACTAACGACAACGACATCAACGCCCTGAAGAACAACGGTTCGATCCCAGAAGGCTATACGATTAACCACTTCTTGACCGACACAAACGCATGGTTCCTGACCACTGACGTTCCAAACGGCATGAAGCACTTTATTCGTACGCCGCTGGCGAACTCGATGGACGGTGACTTTGACACCGGCAACGTGCGTTACAAGGCTCGTGAGCGTTACTCGTTCGGCTGGTCTGACCCGCTGGGCATGTTTGGCTCGCAAGGCGCGTAATAAAAAGGGGGGCTTTACGCCCCCCTTTTTGTAGTATATAAAGGCAGTAATTCCGGGATTTATCCGGCACGTCAAACAGGCTCCCGGCCTGACTTCATGCAGATTGACGCGCCTAACCGCATGAGGAAAAACATGGCTCTTTCTACCACCCAAAGTATTTGGCGTTCGGGCGGCGGCGACACGACTCGCACCGCGTATTGTGGTTCTGGCCTTATGGCTGCACAGTTCTACATCGCTGATGCTTCCCCAGCTACTGCTGGCACCAACGTCAAAGTCTCGTCTGCTTCGGGCGCAGCAAACCTCATTCTCCCGTCTGGCGCTGTTATCGTTTCTATTTCGGTAACTGATGCTGGTGCTGGTACTTGCGATATTGGCGCAACCGGCTACACCTCTGGCACGGTTGACAACAACTTCTTCGCTTCTGCGCTGGACGTATCTGCTGTCGGCACCACTTCGATTGGCTCGGTTGTGACAGGCGCGGCGCTGACAGAAATGTCGTATGTGACCGTGACCGACAATACTTCGGCCTCGGGCACTGTGGCTGGCGTAATCACTTACTTCGTCACCGATCCGCTGGTTGGTCAGCAGAACGTCTAATTGAGGAGCCTGTTATGGCGATGCAATACGACGTAAAGTCATTCCACGCGACAAGCTCTTCGCTTGCGTACGCGGATCGTACCCGGCTGAAGGGCGTAGTTATATCGCCCTCAACTTCGACGACGTTTAACTCATGTGTGGTTGATACACAGGGGGCGTTGTCGGGTACGTATGATATTCCGGGGTCAACGACTTGTACCGTTACCATCGCTAATCATGGGCTGTCGAACGGCGATACGGTTGGACTTAACTTTACGACTGGTACGGCAGTAGACGATTCGTATACGGTATCAAACGTAACAACGAACACGTTTACTATAACCACGGCGAGTTTGACCACGAGCGGCAATGTGACGATGTACCCAAAAGTACTTGTCGAGCTGGATTGTTCTTCGGGTACGGCGTTTTACACGTTGATACCGGGCGAAGGCATTCTTGCGCAGGGCGGTCTGTTTTGCTTGTTGCCGTCTACCACGATAACGATGACTATTTTCTACGGGTAGCGCCATGATGCAAACAGACGTTAAGTCCGCCCGTGCAGCAAGTACAGGACTGCTGGTAACGCAGGCCCCAGCGCGTTTGAAGTCGATTACGGTGACAAGTGCGACTGTGTCTACGAGAAGTACCTGTGTATGCGACCCGGTAGAACAGAAGTCTGGCACCTACAGCCGTACAAGCCCAAGTGCCACAATCACAGTCACAATAGTAAACCACGGCCTTGAGACTGGGGATCGGGTGTTTCTGGACTTCACGTCAGGGACAGCACGGGATGGCGCGTACACAATTACAAAGACGGGCGACGACACGTTTACTTGTGCAGATGCGCCGACTACGACTACTAGTGGCAACGTCACGATGTACAGCAGTATTGCTTTAGAGATCACTACTTTTAATACGGTTGGCTTGCCTATCTTGATTCCGGGCGAAGGCATCTACTGCCCTAACGGTATCTTTGTGGGTTGTGGCTCATCGGTAACTGCGACGGTGTTCTATGGCTAAGACTCCAGCATGGCAGCGCAAGGAAGGTAAGTCTGAGAAGGGCGGCTTGAACGCCAAAGGACGTGCCTCGTATAACGCAGCTAATCCGGGTAAGCCCGGTCTAAAAGCCCCACAGCCGGAAGGCGGGGCTAGGAAGAAGTCATTCTGTGCCCGGATGTCAGGGATGAAGAAGAAGCTGACTTCGTCTAAGACCGCGAACGACCCGAACAGCCGTATTAATAAAAGTTTAAGGGCGTGGAAGTGTTGACTATGGACTTAGCATTCGTTTGGAACGGCGCGCTATCGCTATTTGTGGGCTTGTTTGCATACATCGCCCATGAGAAGTTTTCTGAGTTGGCACGTATCACGATTCTTTTGAACAAGACTCGTGAGGAAATTGCACGGGATAATGTAACGCAAGCAGAAGTAGACCGTATTACCGATCACATAGATCAGCGATTCAACCGGTTGGAGACCAAGATAGACCAACTAATTGAGTCTCAGCGGAGAATGTTATGAGAAAGAAGACTAGGAAATTCGCCAGTGGCGGCGACATCCTGAACACCATAGGTGCAGGGATGCTCGGCTATGCTCTGTATAAGAAGTTAAAGGGCGAAGACAAAGACGAGAAAAAGCCAGAAGCTGTAGGCGGTGCTGGTCGTCGTCCTAGAACTATTGAAGAACAGATTGGTCGTAAGGCTGAGCCGAAGGCGGAAACGAAAGAAGAATATCTTGAGAAGCGTGGTGCTAAGCCCTTGCAAGAAACCGGCACGCGCGAGAACCCTCTTTATAAAGAGGACGAGGATAAGCCTAAACCCGCGCCTAAAAAAGTAACGCCAAAGGCTGAAAAGACAAAGAATGTAACTCCCGCTGCGCAAGACACTTCAGGCGAAGCACCAGCAAAACTTGGGTCACAAGGCAATTTTAAATTTAGTTCCAAAAATTTTGCCCCAAAAGGTACTCAATCTGTTGGCGAAACTCTTGGCATGGTAAAGCCGGGTGAAGCTAAAGGAACACAGACTCTTGGTGAGCGTATCAAGGGCACTATGGATTCGGCTGGTAAAAGCGTGGTGCGTACCCCGCAACAGCGTATGGCTGATGCCGCAAGGGAAGTTGAAGAGCGTCGCAAGAAAGAGTCTGGTATGAGGCGCGGTGGCGCAGTTAAGAAGTACGCGTCCGGCGGTTCAGTAGGTTCAGCATCTAAGCGTGCTGATGGTATCGCACAACGTGGCAAAACCAAAGGAAGGATTTGCTAATGGCTAAGCAAGATAATCGTCGTCCGAAGGGCGATACAGGTGTGGCTGAAATTTATACCGCAGATAAGGGCAACCCACCGCCTGACCCGGATATGGGTTCGGTGAAAGGCGCTAAGCCAGTCGCTCCTGCTACCCCTACAAAGAAAGCTAAGGGTGGCTACGTCCGTGCAGCGGACGGCATTGCCCAGCGGGGCAAGACCAAAGGGAGAATTTGCTAATGAAAGAGAAACTACACTACGACGACAAGGGCTCTACTTTTAAAGAAGCCTTTGCCGAAGCCCGCAAAGAGGGCAAGAAGAGCTTTGAGTGGAATGGTGAGAAGTACAACACCAAGCTGAAAGAAAAAGATAAAGGTCCTGATGAGTCCGAGCGTCCGGCTAGTAAAAAGGACGAGGACGAGGGCGAAACTAAAAAGCCAACCAATCGTGGTACGGCAGCGGCTCTTGCTGGTACGGGTGTGGCTCTTGGTGCGGCAGCAGCACTTAGCGGCATGAGGAAGTCTGAGCAGGATCGTAAAGAACGCGCCAGTAAACCCCCTGTTAGTGGGGCTGGCAAAATGGCAGGTTCTAGTCTAAGAGACCCTTATTCTATGAATCTTGGCAGTGATCTAGACCCTAAAAGAACCATGCGTGGTAACAAACGTATGGGGATTGATAGCCGTGATGTAGAGTTTAAGAAGGGCGGTAAGGTGTCTTCGGCTTCTAATCGCGCAGATGGTATTGCCCAGCGTGGTAAGACCAAGGGAAGGATTTGCTGATGCCAGCTAAATCTGCCAAGCAAGAAAGATTCATGCAAGCAGTAGCGAATAACCCGAAGTTCGCAAAGAAGGTTGGCGTCCCTGTAACCGTGGGACAAGAGTTTACTAAATCAGGAGGCGGTATGGCATCGAAAATGAATCCCGGCATGATGGCAATGATGAAGAAAAAAGCAGGCGCTAAGAAAATGGCGATGGGTGGCTACGCTTCTGGCGGTATGCCGATGGTCATGAAGGATGGTCAGAAAGTGCCAGCTTTTGCTGCTGATGGTAAGGGCAAGATGGCAAAAGGCGGCATGACTGCATCAAAGATGGGCGCTGTTAAGACTGCTGCTCCTAGCCGTGATGGCGTTGCTATGAAAGGCAAAACCAAAGGCAAGCAGGTCGTAATGGCTGGCAACAAACGCATGAACAAAGGCGGGTACTGCTAATGATGGCCTCGCGCGGCATGGGTGCAATTAACCCTTCTAAGATGCCCGGCGGGAAGAAGAAAGCCCGTCGGGATAACACCGATTTCACGCAGTACAAAGAAGGTGGGAAGGTTAAGTCCAAGGTCAACGAGGCGGGCAATTACACCAAGCCGGGTATGAGGAAGTCGATGTTTGAGAGCATCAAGGCGTCTGCGGTACAAGGCACTGGTGCAGGAAAATGGAGCGCGAGAAAAGCACAGCTACTCGCAAAGCGGTACAAGGAAAAGGGTGGAGGCTATCGTGGCTAGTAATAAAGAAAATCTTGCGCGGGAAAGAAACCCATCCGACAAATACGGCAGTATCCGTGAGTTTGGTACTGAAGAACGTATTAAACGCAAAAAAGGCGAAGCTATTAAAGATATGGCTTACGGCGCGGCGCTTTCCCCGTTAACAATTACAGCGGAAACTTTGGCTGGCGAAATACCTAAAGAAAAGCCAACCCCGATGGGAGGTGCGGCAGATTATCTACGCACGAGAGGTCGCGCAGCAGCCAAGGCGCTTAAGGATACGAAAGAATTTATAGGCGACGCAGCTTCAAAATATAAAGCTACCAAAGAACAAGAAGAAGATTTGGACAGGGAGCTTAAAAGCCAGATGAAGCGCGAAACTCGCGGTATGAAAAAAGGCGGCAAAGTTAAGTCTGCCTCGGCTCGTGCAGACGGCATTGCAATTCGCGGAAAAACGAGGGCATAAGTGAAAGCCCCGCAACAGTCGCTTAAAAGCTGGGGAGACCAGAAATGGCGGACTAAGTCCGGTAAACCCTCAAGTAAAACCGGTGAGCGGTATTTGCCGGAGAAGGCGATTAAAGCTTTGAGTCCGGCGGAGTATGCGGCAACGACCAAGGCAAAGCGGGCAGGCAAGAAGGCAGGAAAGCAGTTCGTAGCACAACCCAAGAGTATTGCGAAGAAAACAGCGGGGTTTAGGTAATGGCCTTTACAACCAACACAACTAGCTTTAACCCAGACCTCAACGAGATATTCGAAGAGGCGTTTGAGCGTTGTGGCTTGGAGTTGCGTACGGGCTATGATTTTCGTACAGCACGGCGTAGTCTGAACTTCCTGATTGGCGAGTGGGCTAACCGGGGTATTAACCTGTGGACTATTGAGCAGGGCTCGATCAACTTAGCGCAGGGAGTAACTACCTATGATCTACCTAGTGATACCGTTGATCTGGTTGAACATGTTATTCGCACTGATTCCGGACAGGGTCCTAACCAGACGGATTTGAACATCACCCGTATTTCGGTTTCGACCTACTCGACCATCCCTAACAAGCTGGCGCAAGGGCGTCCGATTCAGGTCTGGATTAACCGCCAGTCGGGGCAGCAAGTCGGGTCGAACGTAGCTGTACCGAAATACCCACAGATTAATGTCTGGCCTGCGCCGGATCAGGGCACAACTTTACAGCCGTACTACGTGTTTTATTACTGGCGATTAAAGCGTATTTACGATGCCGGTACCGGCACGAACGTGATTGATATACCGTTCCGCTTTCAGAATTGCTTGGTAGCAGGGCTGGCTTATATGATCGCAGTAAAGAAAGCAGAAGTTGACCCGATGCGGATTCAAGCGTTGAAGTTGATGTATGACGAAGCTTGGGACTTGGCGGCAGGTGAAGACCGCGAGAAGGCTGCTGACCGGCTTGTGCCGAGAGAGATGTTTTTCTAATGGGCAATAGGTTTGCTAGTGGTAAGAACTCGATTGCAGAATGTGACCGCTGCGGGTTTCGCTACAAGCTAAAAGAGTTAAAAAAGCTGACGATCAAGACCAAGCAGGTTACGATTAAGGTATGCCCTACGTGTTGGGAACCGGATCAGCCACAGTTGCAGTTAGGCATGTATCCGGTGCAAGACCCACAAGCAGTTCGGGAACCGCGTCCTGATAACAGCTATAGGCAGTCTGGCTACACAGGGTTGCAGTTGACGTTGAATACAGACTTTGGTGATCCGTCAGGTGGTAGTCGGATATTCCAGTGGGGCTGGTACCCGGTAGGTGGTTCAAGATCGGATGATGTAGGGTTGACACCAAATGCTTTAACGTCGCCCGCACAGATAGGTAGTGTAACAATCTCGTAGGAGTGACTATGGACAGCATGAAGAAAGTAGCTAAGGCGGAAGCCAGCAAAGCAGTCACAAAGCATGTGAAATCTATGCACAAGATGGCTAAAGGCGGCGTGACCGGCGAGGCTATGAAGAAGTATGGACGTAACATGGCGCGTGCTATGAACCAGCGCGGTACTTCTAGGAGCCGATAATGGAAAAGATTAAGTCTTCACCTCCATCAGTGCTTAAGTCTTACTCAGGCAAAGAGTGCATGAACGAGATGAACATCGCTGGTGGTGTAGTTAGCAAAGGTAACTACAAAGAGCCTAAGACCACTGGTATCAAGATTCGCGGCACAGGTGCTGCGACTAAAGGTGTAATGGCACGAGGCCCGATGGCATGACTTACAATGAACTGTTCCTTGCTGTTAAGGATTACCTACAGAACGACTTCCCCACAAATACGTGGACGAACGTCGCGGGTACCGGCGTCTCTACAACAGACGGCACGGAACAGATCGACCTTTTTATTACGCAAGCAGAAGAGCGGGTTTACAACACTGTTCAGATTCCTGCCCTGCGTAAAAACGTCACCGGTAGCATTCAGCAGGGTAACAAGTACCTGTCCTGCCCGAACGACTTCTTGTCGGTGTTTTCGATGGCGGTTATCGACGGTGACGGTAACTACGAGTACCTGCTGAACAAAGATGTGAACTTTATCCGTGCGGCGTACCCCCGTGCAACTGACGAAGGGTTACCCAAGTACTACGCTTTGTTTGGCCCAACAGTTGTGGCTCTTACAGTTACGGATGAGTTGAGCTTTATTCTTGGCCCGACACCGGACGATACTTATTCTGTTGAGCTGCACTACTACTATTACCCAGAGTCAATCACAGTTGCTGACAACGGGCGTACTTGGCTTGGCGACAACTACTCGCCTGTACTGCTATATGGCACGTTGGTTGAGGCGTATACCTTCTTGAAAGGTGAGCAGGATTTGATCGCGCTGTATGACGGCAAGTATAAAGAAGCCATGAGTCAACTCAATCGTCTGGGTACAGGTCTTGAGCGTGGTGATGCGTACCGCGACGGTCAGGCAAAGATTAAGGTTAACCCATGATCCAGCAAGGTCTGACAAACAGCTTCAAACAAGAGATGCTCCAAGCGGGGCAGAACTTGGCGACCGACACGCTAAAGATGGCGTTGTACACAGCGTTTTCTGATATTGGGTCGCTTACAACTGTGTACACAACGACCAACGAAGTGACAGGCACAGGCTACACCGCAGGTGGTGTGGCTATTACCGGCGTGACAATTAACACAGAAACCACAGGCCCGAACGCTGGAACGGTGTATGTAGATTTTAATGACGTGTCATGGCCCGGTGCTAACTTTGTAGCGCGTGGGGCTTTGATCTATAACGTGACACGTAGCAACGCGTCTGTAGCAGTACTGGACTTTGGTTCAGATAAAACATTCACAACGGCAACTAACACCGTTACGATGCCCGTTAATACCGCAACAACGGCTTTGATTCGTTTTCCATAGGAGGCTGAATGCTTGTTCAAACCACAAAAGGCGAGATGGATGAGTCGCTTCTTGAAAAGAAGACGGGCGTCATCGACAATGACAATGAGACGATCAACTGGGTGGAGTATTGGTTGGATGACGAACTTGTGCATCGCTCGGTTGATATGGTGTTAAAGAAGTACACAGTTAGCGGCCTACCGGTCGCCGCATCTTTTTAAGGAGTTATAAATGGCTAATACCCAATCCATGTGCACATCGTTCCTTGGCGAACTGATGACTGCAACCCACAACTTTGGTACTGCGCCCACCCGTGGCACAAGTGCTGCTGATACGTTCAAGGCTGCGCTGTATCTGGCAAGTGCTACGATCAATGCTTCGACCACGGCGTATACGTCAACTGGCGAAGTAACCAGCGCAAACTATTCAGCGGGTGGCGTAACAGTAACTAACGCTAACCCACCGACTTCGACCAACACTTCGGCAACTGCGGGTACCGGCTACTGGACTCCGTCTGCATCGATTGTGTATGGCACATCGGGTAGCCCTGTGACGTTTGCGTCGTTTGACTGCGTTCTGATTTATAACAGCACCCAAAGCGACAAGGCAGTTAGCGTTCACACGTTTACTGCACAGACCGTGACATCGGGTACCTTCACTTTGACGATGCCGTCGAACACCACATCGACTGCTCTGCTGCGCCTCGTAACTACCTGATGAGATTCCATGTACGGAAACTACCCCTATTCTGGTGCGCCGTATAGTTCGACGGGGGATGTCCCCAATACAAACGTCGCGCTTACGGGGGTTTCCGCTACAGGAAATGTTGGTACCGTTATTCCACGGTACGACGCGTTTCAGGCAATTACAGGTGTTGTAGCGTCAGGTGCGCTTGGCACTGTTGTGCCATTAGCAGAAAGCACGGCAGCACTCTCCGGTGTTCAAGCGGCAGGTAATGTCGGCACCGTTGTCGCTGTTCCGGGCGAAGTCAAAGCATTGACAGGTGTCTTTGCGGATGGTCAGCTTGGCACCATGATCGCTTCGGCGGGGCCTGTTATTGCGTTGACGGGTGTCTCGGCAAATGGTCAGGTAGGCTCTGTTGTTGGTACGCCCTCAATATTCGTGGCGTTGTCCGGTGTTAATGCAAACGGCTTTGCGGGTAATGTTGGCGTTGATATTTCAGTCGCCTTAACGGGTGTTTCTGCTTCGGGAGAAGTAGGTTTCTTCATGTTCAGCACCGGTGCGGCGTTGACTGGTGTTTCGGCATCGGGTCAAGTAGGAACAGTAGCAACTGAATCTACGCACAACGTCGCGCTAACCGGCGTAGACGCTATTGCAGAAGACGGTGGCCCATCTACAGCGATTTCTGCCTTCCTCAACCATGTCCAAGCGCAAGGGTTCGTTGGCACTGTATCGCCAGTGCCGGGCATATTCCAAGCGTTGACGGGCGTTTCCGCATCTGGTCAGATCACTAGTCCGGGGCCGGACATTTCGTTGCCGTTGACTGGTGTGTCTGCGTCTGGCGCGGTAGGAACTGTAAGCCCGGAATCAATTAGTAATGTAGCCTTAACCAGCGCAACGGCAAATGGTATTACGGGCAACGTAACACCGGTGGTTGGTAAGATCGTACAGCTTTCTGGCGTATCTGCGTCGGGCGTAGAGGGTGATGTTTACAACGCGTCGTGGACAGAAATTGACACCGACGAAGATGCACAGTGGGTGCTAATTAACACGGTATAGGTGAGATATGCCCCTTATTCAAGCAGATAGAGTCAAAGAGACTTCAACAAGTTCAAGTACTGGCCCGATTACGCTGCTGGGTGCTGCGTCTGGGTTTCAGACATTTAGCGCGGGGATTGGTAACGGCAATACGTGTTACTACACAATTGCATTGCCGGGCAGTTCTGAATGGGAAGTGGGCATCGGTACGTACACCTCGTCAGGCAATACGTTGTCTAGGGACACGGTTTTATCGTCTAGCAACTCCGGATCGCTCGTTAGTTTCTCTGCGGGTACTAAAGATGTGTTTGTGACATACCCGGCAGCGCGGTCAGCGTTGGGTGCAGCGAATCAGTCGATGGTCACTAACAACACGACAATAAACACCAGCTACACGTTGCCATCAGGTCAGAATGCTATGTCAGTGGGGCCGATTACGATTGCATCTGGTCATGCAGTTACGGTGTCTTCCGGTCAACGCTGGGTTGTAATTTAAGGAGCGGCGATGAGTACGATTTCAGCAGGCACCACAACTGGCACCTCGCTTGTTAATACAGGCGATACGACCGGCAATTTGGTGTTTCAGGTCAATGGTACGACCACCGCAGTTACGCTGGATACCGCTAAGTCGATGAACTTGTCGGGCAGTTATACCGAAGGTGTGGTTGCGATTGGTACGGTGACAACGTCGAATACACTGAGTCTAGCCAACGGCACGTTCCAAACCGCGACGCTAACGGCTTCAACTGCATGTACGTTTACGATGCCGACAGCCACCGCAGGCAAGTCGTTCATTTTGTTATTGAGACAAGCAGCTTCAACTGGCAATGGCACAGCGACGTTCACGGGCGTTAAGTGGGGTACATCAGGAGCGCCGACAATTACCGCAACCGCAGGCAGGATGGACATTTTGTCTTTTGTGTCTGACGGCACAAACTGGTACGGCGCAATTCAACAAGGATACACACCGTAATGTTTGGCGCACTAAATTTCATTCTAACCGGCGGTGGCGGGCCTTTAATCGTCATTGAAACATTTACTGCGACTGGTTCGTGGGTATGCCCTCCCGGTGTGACAAGCGTTGATTATCTGGTTGTGGCTGGCGGTGGTGGCGGCGGTGGAAATGTAGCTGGTGGCGGCGGGGGTGCTGGTGGATTTCGCATTGGAACCGCGTTTTCTGTCACTGCTGGAACCACTTATACAGTTACCGTTGGTGGTGGGGGTGGCGGCGCAACCTTGGGAGCAAGAGGCACAACTGGTTCAAATTCCGTATTTAGCACTATTACATCTAACGGTGGTGGAGGCGGTGGTGGTTTTACGTCATCTCCAAATAATAACGGCGCTAGTGGTGGTTCTGGCGGTGGGGGAAGCGTATTAGACGGTTCTCCGTATCCCGGTGGCACAGGAGGCGCAGGCAATACACCATCGACATCCCCATCTCAAGGCAACAATGGCGGCAACGGGGAAGGTTCTTCTCTTTATGGGTTAGGTGGTGGTGGAGGCGGTGCAAATGCGACAGGTGCATCTGCTACTCCAAGCAGTGCTGGTAACGGTGGTAACGGTACTGCGTCATCAATCAGCGGTTCGTCGGTAACTTATGCTGGCGGCGGTGGGGGTGGAGCAGATTCTCGCGCACCATCAACCACTGGTGGAACGGGCGGTTCTGGTGGCGGCGGCGCTGGTGGTAACGGTGTAAGTGGTCAAGTTAATGCAACTGCTGGTACTGCTAATACAGGTGGCGGCGGTGGTGGGGCTGGCTACTTAAATAGTCCTCAAACTTTTGGCAATGGCGCAGCAGGCGGCTCCGGCATCGTCATCATTAAGTACACAGTTTTGCCACAGACCATCTTGACATTCACTTCCAGCCGGTCGTGGACTTGCCCAACAGGTATTACTAGTGTGGACTATTTGGTTGTAGCCGGTGGCGGCGGTGGTGGATCAGCTACAAGTGGTCTTGGCGCTGGTGGCGGTGGCGGTGCTGGCGGGTTCCGCACAGGTACAAGTTTATCTGTAACAGCAGGAACAACTTACGTAGTAACAGTAGGCGCTGGCGGTGCAGCACAACTCTCAGGTAGTAACTCAGTTTTTAGCACTATAACTTCTGCGGGGGGAGGTAGAGGTGGTAATGCTTTAGTTGCTGGTACAGCCGGGGGTTCTGGCGGTGGGGCAGGAGCTGGTGGGGGCGTAAGCCCTTATCCCGGCGGTGCAGGGAACACCCCTTCTACTTCTCCCAGCCAAGGTAACTCTGGCGGTGACGTTACTACATCAGCTACGTATGCTGGCGGGGGCGGTGGCGGGGCTTCAAACCCCGGAGCTAATGTGACGGGGAATCTTATAATTGGTGGCGCTGGTGGTAATGGGACCGCGTCTTCAATTACTGGAAGTTCTGTTACATATGCTGGCGGCGGTGGCGGCGGTGCAAATAGTAATGGCCCTACTGGACGATCAAGTGGTGGAACAGGCGGTGGAGGTTACGGTGCAAACGCGGTTCCAGCAGAGGTCGGGGGTGATGGAACCGCTAATCTTGGTGGTGGCGGTGGTGGGGGTTCTCAGCAAGGGGGGCCAAATGCATTTAATGGCGGCTCCGGTGGTTCCGGTATTGTCATCATTAAGCTGAACCAGTAGACACAAATTTTGACGGAGTAAATCATGCCAGTAACCATAGTAGGCAATAACACGCCAACTGCCGGAAGTGTCGTTTATGGCGACGGCGCTAACTATGTATCTACTGCGGCGGGCACAAGCGGTCAGGTATTAACGTCGGCAGGATCAGGCGCACCGACATGGTCTGCCGCTGCTGCTGGTGGGGATACGACTAATAACATCGGCTATCTCAACATACCGCAAAACTCGCAGTCCGCTGCATACACTCTGGTGCTTGGAGATTCGGGCGAACACATATTTCACCCATCTGCCGACACTACCGCTCGGACTTGGACTATCCCCGCAAACTCAAGTGTTGCGTTCCCTATCGGTACAGCGGTGACGTTCATCAATCAAAACGGCGCAGGCGTGATTACAATTTCAATTACATCAGACACGATGCGTCTGGCTGGTACGGGTGCGACCGGATCAAGAACGCTGGCGGCGAATGGCATAGCGACCGCAATCAAAGTAACTAGCACTGAGTGGATCATCTCTGGTACGGGGCTGACATGAGTGGCATTCTTCAAAGTGTCATAGCTTCTCTTGGTGGCGGGGGGTTCACCGTTGTTGATATATTCTCCACTAGTGATTCATGGACTTGTCCTGCTGGCGTAACTTCGGTAGATTATTTAGTGGTTGCTGGCGGTGGTGGAAGTTGTTCAGCTTTTGGTGGAGGCGGCGGCGCGGGGGGTTTTAGAACAGGCACCGGGCTATCTGTAACTGCGGGCACTACTTACACAGTAACCGTTGGCGCAGGGGGCGCTGGTGGCGCGGCGGGTATACAAAGTCAAGGAAGTAACGGAAACGATTCCGTTTTTTCTACTATTACATCTGCTGGTGGCGGTTTAGGAGGAGTTCAGGGGCAATCTGGTGGCACAGGAACTGGCGCAGGTGGAAATGGTGGTTCTGGTGGTGGTGGTGGCTATAGTCAACCGGGAGGAAACGGTAATACACCGTCTACTTCACCATCGCAAGGAAATAATGGTGGTGGTTCTATTAGCGCGGGGCCTAATTTCGGATGTGGTGGGGGTGGCGGAGCTAGTGCCGCTGGAGTAAGTGGAATAACAACCGCAGGTGGCAATGGCGGTAACGGAACAGCATCTACTATTTCAGGCTCTAGCGTAACTTACGCCGGTGGAGGAGGTGGCGGTATTTATTATGGCGGCGCAGTAGGTACCCCCGGTACTGGCGGCTCTGGTGGTGGCGGCAACGCTGGCGCATATAACGTCCCACAAGGGGCAACAGGTAGTAGCGGAACCGCAAATACAGGTGGCGGTGGTGGGTCTGCCATGCGTGGGACTGATAACGCACCCGATTATAAAGCAGGTGGCGCAGGTGGTTCAGGCATTGTAATTATTAAATATATATCTCCAATAGAAAGACTTTATACCTTTACAGCTTCTGGTTCTTTAACTATACCAACCGGTGTAACCAGCGTTAATTATTTAGTTGTAGCCGGTGGCGGCGGCGGGGCTGGTTACACAGGTGGCGGCGGTGGAGCTGGTGGGTTCCGCACTGGCACTAATTTGTCTGTAACGGCTGGCACAACTTACACAGTTACTGTTGGCGCAGGTGGGGCAGGTGGAGTTGGTATAACTAACGGGTCTACTGGTGGTAGCTCTACATTTTCAACCATTACCTCCGCAGGTGGTGGTTTTGGGGCTATTAACTCAACGAGTGGAGGCGGTGGCGGTTCTGGTGGTGGCGGCGGACATGCGCCGGGTAATGGCGGCGCAGGAAATACACCAAGCACTTCTCCATCACAGGGCAACAACGGTGGAAATGGTTCCGCAGAAACAATTTTTTACGGTGGCGGCGGCGGTGGCGGAGCATCACAGGCGGGAGCGCAAGGTTTTGGCAGCGCCTCCGGCAAAGGCGGAGATGGAACTGCGTCTATTATTTCTGGGTCATCAGTAACCTATGCAGGTGGCGGTGGTGGAGGGATTTACGACACTGCAAGCCCGACTGCTGGCGGCTCTGGTGGTGGGGGTAACGGCGGAACGCCTGCGGTAAATCCAACAGCAGGGACTACTAATCGTGGCGGTGGTGGCGGCGGACAAGGGGGCAACAAGCCAAACGGCGCTGCTGGCGGTTCCGGTATCGTAATTATTAAACTTAATTGACAACTATGAGCACAAAAATTTATAAGTTTTATGGTATCGACGTTGCAATGCAGATGCTTCGTCCCGGCGCTAAATGGGAGATCAACAACAATGTCTTTACTCGTTGGGATGACCCACGTCCGTGCCCGAGCATAGAAGAAGTGTATTGGGTGATGGACAAGATCAAAGAGTTTGAGGAGAGCATCCCGACAATTTGGTTGCCTGAGCAGTTAGAGCAGATGGGCGTTCAACAAAAACAACTTGAGGATGCTATTCAATGAATATGCACCAACTATTCCCAATACCCGTCGGTATGTTTGACCTAGACCGCGAACTTACTGATGAAGAGTTGTTGTTTGTTCGTGGGCAAGAAACAAGACCCAACGACGGTAATACGACCAGCGTAAACAATTTCGTGCTGCGTGATCCGGGCATGACTTCTTTGCGTGATTGGATAGAAGGATGCGTTGCTGAGTACTTCAAGGCTACTACTGATCCAAAGCATGACGTTCAGCTACGTATTACTCAATCGTGGTTCAACTACTCGCAGCAAGGTCAGTGGCATCACAAGCACGCGCATCCGAATAGTTATGTGTCTGGCGTGTTCTACCTGAACACCAACCCGGATGATCGCATCTACTTTTATCGCTCGGGCTGGAAACAAATCAACTTTCCACCTGAAAACTGGAATACGTATAACTCGGAGTCGTGGTGGTTCGAGGCAATCAAAGGGCGGTTAATTCTGTTTCCTTCGTCACTTGAACACAACGTACCAGCTGTGCAAGGCGAAGATGTGCGTATCAGTATGTCTTTCAACACATTCCCGGTTGGTATCGTTGGGGATGAAATGTCTTTGACAGGTTTAAAGCTTGAGGCTTAATTTGATGGAGTAAATCATGCCAGTAAATATAAATGCAGACACTGTTGTAGGCGGGGCTGTTGTAACGGCTGATGCCTCTGGGCAGTTAGCGCTACAGAGTGCTGGAACGACTGGCTTGACAGTGGCTTCAGGTGATGTAACTGTCGCCAACAAGATCACGGCGATTGGAACAGCAAGCACAGCGGGGTTGAAGATTGCCGATGTATTGGAAACCGCAACGATCTCAGCCACTGCTGCGACAGGCACGATTGCCTACGATGTCACTACCCAAGCCGTGTTGTATTACACGAGCAACGCCTCAGCTAACTGGACGGTGAACTTCCGTGGTTCTTCCGGCACTTCTTTGAACACTTTGTTAGCGACAGGCGAGTCGGTGACAGTCGCGTTCTTTGTCACGCAGGGTAGCACTGCGTATTACAACAACGTCGTGCAAGTGGATGGCAATGCAGTCACACCAAAATATCAGGGCGGTACAGCTTGGACAGCGGGTAATACGTCGAGCATTGACGCTTATGTTTACACAATCATAAAAACAGGCAATGCAGCGTTTACTGTGTTTGCCTCCCAAACGAAGTTTGCATAAGGAACGACTATGCCTTTGCTTGGAACAATAGGCGCTGCATCAGCCCGTGGTTTTGGGCTATTTGGTGCTGCTGGCGGCGTCGGTTTAACCGTAATCGAAACCTTTATTACTACTGGGTCGTGGACTTGTCCCGCTGGTGTAACAAGTGTTGACTACCTTGTAGTTGCGGGTGGGGGCGGTGGCGGTGGTTACATTGGAGGTGGTGGAGGCGCAGGTGGGTTCAGAACAGGCACAGGACTATCTGTAACCGCTGGCACTACCTACACCGTTACTGTTGGCGCAGGTGGAACTGGAGGGACACAACAAGCATCGTCTAACGATGCAACGGCTGGTGGCAACTCTGTTTTTTCAACAATCACTTCTAACGGTGGTGGTTTAGGCGCAAATGCGTATGGCAGAAATGGGGGAAATGGCGGTTCTGGTGGTGGCGCATCAAACAGTTTAGGCGCTCCAGCTGCAATTGGTGGCTCTGGTAATACGCCATCAACATCACCTAGCCAAGGTAATAACGGTGGTAGTAGTTCAATCAGTACAAATAATGGTAGTGGTGGCGGGGGCGGTGCTTCTGCCGTTGGTGGGGCTGCAATTAGCACAGGACCGGGCGGGGATGGGGGGAACGGAACCGCATCAAGTATTTCTGGTTCTAGCGTAACTTATGCAGGTGGTGGTGCTGGTGCTTCCTATGCGAGTATAGGTGGGTCTGGTGGCTCTGGAGGTGGCGGTAGAGGAGCAACTGGCGGTGGAACTACTCCAATAAGAACACCTGAAAACGGAACTGCAAACAGAGGTGGCGGCGGTGGTGGTGGCACTACTGGTGATCGACCATTTGGTGATGGCGTTGGGGCTTCTGGCGGTTCCGGCATCGTCATTATTTCCTATCAAACACCAGCAAACAGAGTTCTTAGTTTCACCACTTCAGGTTCTTTGACCATACCTACTGGTGTGACCAGCGTTGATTATCTAGTCGTGGCTGGTGGAGGAGGTGCCGGGAGATACGGTGGGGGCGGTGCGGGCGGATACAGGACAGGAACAGGACTAGCAGTAACTGCTGGAACTACCTATACCGTTACTGTCGGCGCAGGTGGTGCTGGTGGCAGTCCAGATATTTCCCCATATCCAGCTGGAACTGTCGGTGGTAATTCTGTGTTTTCTACTATCACTTCTAATGGCGGTGGCGGTGGTGGGGGCAACGCCGGAGAAAATGCAACATCTGGCGGGTCTGGTGGAGGAGGGCATTGGAGTAGCGGCGCTGGAGGCTCTGGTAATACACCATCCACATCACCGAGCCAAGGTAATAATGGCGGTAGCGGCACTAATAATGCAACAAGTTATTCTGGCGGTGGTGGTGGCGGCGCAAGTGCTGTTGGAGTTAATGCTACCAATACTGTCGCAGGTAATGGCGGCAATGGTTCTTCTTCGAGTATTTCCGGTTCGTCAGTAACTTATGCGGGTGGCGGTGGTGGAGCAACTTTTCTAAATGCGGATACAGCAGGTAGCGGTGGCAGTGGTGGGGGCGGGGGCGGAGCAAAATATGGTGGTGGTCTACCTATTTCCGTAACAGGTTCTGCTGGCACAGCCAACACTGGTGGCGGTGGAGGGGGTGGTGGATATAGCGGCGGCTCTGGCATCGTAATTATCAAACTCAATTAACAGGAGATTTAAATGGCGCACTTTGCTGAACTGGATGAAAACAATGTTGTACTGCGTGTGGTTGTTGTTGGCAACGCAGACACTTCTGATGCTAACGGTGTAGAGAAGGAATACATCGGTGCAGCTTTCTGTGAGCGTTTGTTTGGCGGCACATGGAAGCAAACCAGCTACAACGGCAACAAGCGCAAGAACTACGCTGGTGTCGGCTTTACATACCGCGAAGATATTGATGCGTTTGTTGCACCGAAACCTCATCCATCTTGGATTCTAAACGCCGATGCCGTTTGGCAAGCGCCTGTCCCTATGCCGACAGATGGCGCTATGTACACATGGGATGAAGCTACTACCTCGTGGACTGTTGTGACCCCGGAGTAAAAAATTGACCCGCTAACCCTTCTCGCTGCTGCCAATGCTGCTGTTGCGGCTGTAAAGAAAGGCTGTGAGCTTTACAAAGAGATCAAGGGCGCAGCGGGGGATGTTAAGGAAGTACTGGACGACTTAAAGGATCAGTACCAGAAGATAGTAGACCCGACACCTGTACAGAAACAGCAGTACAACGCGGAAGTCCAGCGGGTGCAGGAGATAGCGAAAGCCGACCCGAATGATGTTTACACCAATATTGGTGATCAGTTGGGTGTGTTGATGGACAGCTACGACGCGCTAAGTAAGGCGTTACTGGCAGAGCAGGTGGCAGGCAGCAAGGTTTACAAGGGCGAGGAAAGTATTGGTAGGCGGGCATTACGGCGCATCATCATAACGACGAGACTAGACGCAATGTTAGTTGAGATACGCGAGACGATGGTGTACCGAGCGCCGCCTGAACTTGGGGCGCTGTGGAGCAAGTTTGAAGAGATGTGGCAGACCATCGTCAAAGAACAAGAAGCAGCTCACGCCGAGGAACTTAAGCTGATACAGATTGCAAGATGGCGACGCAGAAAAAGAATAGCGGAAATCAAGGAAAAAGCGGCATGGGTTTCGGCAGTGGTGTTCGTAGTTATATGGGCGGTGGGTCTAATGTGGCTGACGACAAGAAGCGCGATGATGAAGACGTCCCTTGGTCACTGATCGTCGTAGTGCTGGCGGTGCTGTTGACGTTCTTTATTGTCATGCCGATCTTGGCGTTTATGTACTACGACATGTATTACGCGACACAGGCAGCGATTCATGAAGTCAGGAAGATGAAAGAATTACGACGTGAGATTCAGCTTGAACGGATGTACGACAAATAAGGAGCAATTATGCTAACGCTTATCTCTACACTTGGCGGCTACCTAGTCGCTCTCTTTCCAAGACTATTTGATCTACTGCAAGACCGTGCAGACAAGAAGCACGAGTTGGACATCCTGCACATGCAGATGCGCCAGCAGTTATCGCTGACGGACAAAGGCTATTCCCCGTCAGACAAGACCGAAGAAGTCCGCGAGAACGACGCACAAGACCATCAGCAGTACATGGCCCAGATGGGTATGGTCTATGGCAATCAAGAAAAGCTATTGGAATCGTCTTCTCAATGGGTAAAAGATATGACGGCGGCTACCCGGCCTTTCGTGACCTTTATCTTCGTCCTTGAATTGGTGCTGATCAACCTGCTGACGATGCTGTGGATATTCTTACACGGCAGCACAATCACTTCTGTTGGCGAGTTCATTCAGATCATGGAGATCGTGTTTGATGCTGACGAGATGGCGCTCTTGGGCACGATCATCGCTATGTGGTTTGGCTCCCGTGGTAACTCGAAGGCTGGCAAGTGATCTATCTAGTCTACGCTAGGATGATTGCTACCGTGGGTATCTGTGCTTATTTGATAATTAATTTGCCATGAAACTACCACTTGCTACAATTGCAATGATTAAGCACCACGAGGGGGTCAGATACAAGCCCTACAAGTGTCCGGCTAAGTTGTGGACTATCGGGGTGGGGCATGTGCTTTACCCTGAGCAGGGCAAGATGCCAGTCGATCAACGCGACAAGTTCGCACTAAAGATAGAGGACTTCCGTGTATTTAGCAAAGACGAAGTGGATACGATCCTTGAGAAAGACTTACAGCGCTTTGTCGCTGGTGTTCTTCGTTACTGCCCTGACCATCTTAACGAAAATCGCTTGGGAGCGCTGGTCAGCTTTGCATTCAATGTTGGGCTAGGCACTCTTCAGCGGTCTACCCTACGACAGAAGCACAACCGGGGAGACTTTGAAGGCGCAAAGCAGGAGTTCTTAAAGTTCACCAAGGGCGGTGGCAAGGTTCTGCCGGGGCTAGTCAAACGCCGAAATGACGAGATTGCCCTCTATTTCTCGGAGCCAAAGTGAACCCTTGGTTGATACTTGCCTTCGTCTTAGCTGTTGGCGCAGCGGCTGGGGGCGGGTATTATAAAGGCAATTCTGCGGGTAAATCCGAAGTCCAGCAGCAGTGGGACAAGGAGAAGGCCGAGCAGTACGCCGCCTACGCTAAGGGGCAGGAAGAAGCGCGTCAACGGGAGCAAGCACTACAAGCAAACGCAGACAAGCTGCGGAGGGACAAAGATGCTGAGATTAGGAACATTAACGCTCGTGCTACCGCTCTTACTAACAGCTTGCGCGACCGCCAAGCCCGCCCCACCGAAACCAATACCGTGCCCAGTACTGCCAGCGTTAGACCAGCCGGTTGTAGTGGAAAAGAGCTTTACCGAGAGGATGGAGAGTTTCTTGTTAGGCTCGCTGCCGAAGCAGACGGGCTTAAAGCTGCCCTCGACCAATGTTACCGACAATACGACGCCGCAAGGCAAAAGTAAGGAATAGCCATGCCAAGTACATACTCCCCCGACTTACGCATTGAACTGATTGCCAACGGTGAGCAGTCTGGTACATGGGGCACAACGACCAACAACAATTTAGGTACGTTGATTGAAGACGCTATTTCTGGCGCGGCAACCGTTACTGTTACTACAACAAATAGTGTTGCTGTACCCGGCCCTCCTGCGACTTATAGTTATGCATTAACCGCAGCTAATGGTGCGTCGGATGAAGCGCGATGCGCAATGCTCATAATTGGTACGACGTTAACTCAGTCGTTTAACGTATTTGCGCCGCCCGTCACTAAAACATACATTATTAGAAATATTAGTGGGTACAACATAGCGCTTTACTGCTCAACTACCCTTAACGGTGTGATTGCTTCTGGCGCGGGGTTAAATATCCCGAACGGATCAACGATTTTTGTACGTTCAGAGTTTGACCCCATTACTTCGACTTGGGCGTTTTACGATGCTATTAACCACGTCAGTGGTAATTTAGACGTCGGCGGCTCTCTTACGCTAGGCACAGCGTTGGCTGTCGCTGAAGGGGGTACCGGACTTAGTACGGTCCCTGCGCGTTCTATACCGGTTGCAAACGTATTAAATACTCTAACTACTATTACACCAACGGCTAACCAGTCTATTCGGATTAACTCTGCGGGTACGGCGTGGGAAGCGTATACCCCAACGGGCGGTTCAGGCACAGTTACATCTGTTGGTTTATCTGGCGGTACGACTGGACTAACTGTAGCAAGCAGCCCTGTTACTACTAGCGGCACGATGACATTAGGGGGTACTCTAGCCGTTGCTAACGGCGGTACAGGTCTAACTGCCACTCCTTCTAATGGTCAGCTTGACATAGGCAACGGCACGGGGTTCACGCGTACTACATTGACAGCTGGCTCCGGTATATCTATTACTAACGGTTCAGGGTCTATAACGATTGCAGCTACCGGCGGTGGCGGTGCTGTTACTTCTGTTAGTGGTAGTGGCGCTATAACGGCATCTCCATCTACGGGTGCAGTTGTTGTGTCTGTTGCAGACGCTAGTTCAGGTTCATCAGGTGTTGTTAATACAACTAGCCAAACATTTGCTGGGGCTAAGACGTTTAGCAGTTCGTTGACTGCTAATGGGTTTCTATCGAGCAGCACCTCATACAACTATACTTCAACAACTTCAACATTTGGCTCTAGTAGTGCTGTTAGCTTTGATATTAGCTCATCTAGGGCGTTTAATATTACTGCAAGTTTTATAAACGCGGGTTCAGATAATGTAAGTTCATGCGGCTCTGTAGGTACTAGGTGGTCTGTTGTTTATGCTGCAACTGGCACTATTAACACTTCGGATGCAAATACTAAGCAAGACATAGCTGACCTTGACGATGCTGAGAAGCGAGTAGCTGTACGCATTAAGGGGCTGATTAAGAAGTTCCGATTTAAGGATGCTGTAGAAGCTAAAGGCGACGATGCACGTATTCACGTCGGTGTGATTGCCCAAGAAGTGCGCGATGCCTTCACAGCAGAGGGGCTAGACGCTAACCGTTATGGCTTGTTCTGTTCTGACACGTGGTGGGAAAAAGAAGAGCTGGTTGAGTACAAACACCTCGATGCGCCCCGCCTAGAGCGCGTAATCCATCACACTCCGGTAGAAGGCGCAACAGAGATTACGCAATTAGGTGTGCGCTACGACGAGTTACTAGCGTTTGTTATCGCTGCAATGTAAGGGGCTACGATGCCACTACAGAACTTACAGTTTCGCCCCGGGGTAAACCGAGAGGGCACAACGCTTGCCAACGAAGGCGGTTGGTTTGACTGCGACAAGGTGCGATTTCGTTCCGGCTACCCTGAGAAGATCGGTGGCTGGGCTCCGGTGTCTGCTAATACCTTCTTAGGTGTATGCCGGTCGCTTTGGAATTGGATAACGCTGAAGAACTACAACCTGCTAGGACTTGGCACTAACCTTAAGTTCTACGTTGAAAACGGTGGGGCGTATTTTGACATTACGCCAATACGAAAAACTACCGATAACAGTCCTACAGGTCAGATTACATTGTCGGTTACAAATGGTTCTAATCTACTAACGATTACGGACACAGGCGCTGACTCACTACAAGTCAACGACTTTATAACAATTTCAGACGCCATCGCACTTGGCGGCAACGTCACGGCAGCGGTGCTAAACAACGAGTTTCAGATCGTTAATGTTATTTCTGGCACGCAGTATCGCGTTCAGTTATCTGTTACATCAAATGCCACTGCAACAAACTCCACAATGCCAGCGTTAGAAATTGCGTATCAAATAAATACCGGGCTTGATATTTATACCGTAGGGACCGGTTGGGGTGCAGGGCCTTGGCCTTTGTACACAGTTATTACGCTAACTAATCCTTTTACCGCCGCTAGTATTGGGGTCACCACAATAACGGTTACTACTCCGACCGCTCACAATTTAACGACAAATAACTATGTCGTTTTCTCTAGCATCGCGTCTGATGTCTGCGGAATAGTAGGTAGCAGCAGTTTCTTTGAAACAACCTTTCAAGTTACTGTTACCGGCGCTAATACGTTCACCATCTCTACAGTTATCGGGCAAGCTCCCGGCCCTGTTATTACCTACCCAACCGTTTCCACCGCTGCTAGTGGTGGGGCAGTTACGAT